ACAATATGATCAACTGTCTTAGCAGGCGTGATGACGCCTTGCACTTTACAGTAAACACACAAGTAATGGTCACGCTCTAGGACTTGTTGCCTTAGATTTGACCATTGCCTTGTCCGATAGAAATTGTATTGCTGACGCTTATCCTCATTACGATAACGTGTAACCGTGTTGTACTTGTGTGTGTATTGTTTGTCATTGCTACGTGCCCAACGTTGCCGACTAGCCAAGTACTCAGCTTCATGCTCATAGTGCTGCTGACAATAGTGGTCAGGGAACGTGACCATCGCATGGCAGTTAGGATAGCGGCATCTTCTTGTCCTTGGCATATTGCTTTCTCCGTTTCTTTTCCAAACTAAAAGCGCCATGCTGTTTAGCACGACGCTTCATCCATTTATCTAAGTGGGCATCCATCTCCGCTTCTTGTGGCGTGACGTAGCCATATTTTGTGTTAATCATCTTTGCCATAGTTAATCACCGACACACTTTGATACCATTCAGTTGCAAGTTTCATTTGCTTTGATGTTGCTACTAAGAATGCAGATACATCAGCTTCCATATATCTCGGCTTTAGCCCATCAATATTTTTAAGCTGTCTAACCGAGATGTACTTGTTAATCCAAGTACTATTAATTTCAATGGTATGTCCACGCCTAGCCAAATTGGCTTGAGGGTATATTTTAGATATTCTTTCATAGTCAAGTGCCATACGCTTTCTAACGTCTTCCAGCGTGCCACATAACACGATTTTTAATGTTGTTTGCATTTTGATACCTCCTAATCGTATGTATCAAAAAACTCCCGCCAATAAGCGAGAGCTAGTTTGGAGATTGTCCGTTTTGGTGCCGCGGACGCGTTTAATGTGCTTGGTAGGGATTTGCACCCTACATAACAACACCATCCTGTGTTGCCTCTCAAAACGTCTACCCGTTCCGCCACAAGCACAGCCAATGTAAACAAGACGACGGGAGTTCATGTTATGAAGGTAATTGCCAACATGACTTCATCCACATCTCAAGCTTTCAGCAGTTTAGCGACTTACTTAGGTCGTAAATGGCTCCGGTAGGATTTGCACCTACTCAGTCTCTCGACAACGGTTTTACAGACCGCCACAGCTCACTGTCTCTGTCGCAGAGCCAAACAAGTATCCGCATTGGCTTGCGTAGTTAGCTTTAGCTACGATAACTTTAAGCTACATGCTCATTAACGCCTACTACTTAGGAGCTACCTAATTAGCTGTTAATGTATTACAAGGCATGGGCTAGCACAATGGCTACCAACGTTCAGATGATTTAGGCATATTTTAAACATAATTTTGTTTTAGTATGTCTGTAGATTTATCCTACTGGTACTTGACTGGCCGTTTATAAACGGTATTACCGCTTCAACTACAACACCGACTTATTGAGAATCCCATTTGGTTCTGCTAGTTCTCACACTAACATTTGCTTGGGCTTTGCGTCGGCACAACCGTCAATGCTTTTTATCTCAAACTTGCTACTATAATCTACATATTGAAACAGCTTTCTTTCACTGCAACCCAGCCGTATTAAAGCAAGGTTCAATAATTATTAGGCTATCGTCTAATAACGATCGTTCAGTCGCAGACATGCTGGGCGGAATTATCAGTTCCTCATACACCAGCTTGATACTTAATATCGCTGACGGGACTCGAACCCGCATTCCATTGTGGCTTACCAATTAGCCCACAGCGATTACCAATCTGTAATTTGGAGGATTACTTCATGCACGTCAATCACATTTGGCATACTACCAATTTAGCACGATTGTAAGGGTCGAAAATACGCAATTAATACGCGATTTCATATAATCCCAATCCCTTAGCACATTCCATAATAAACTCATTTCTTAATTTAAACGCCTTAGTATGACTAACGTTGATTAAGTGGTTTGTAATTAGTCCATCAATCGTGTATTGCTGATGTTTCTTAAAATATAGTTCATTTACGATTACTTCAGTGTCATGGCCGATACTATCTAAGCAATCGTCAATCACTTCCCGTTGATGTTTCAAGGCATTAATGCGCCGATCATCATCAATCGTGATAATCGTGTTGAGCGTCGTTTCCGGATACTTGTATTGTGCCTTGCCACCTCCAACATTATCATCACGTGGTACAGTTGGATAACGTAATTCCTGTTCACGTTTCTCGATATACTTGTCAATCTTGGGATAGTCACGTAGAATATCTTCAACTTTTCTAATCGTCGTTCGTTTCACTACCAATTCCCCTTTCGCTCAACTCCGCAATGTCAGCAATAAAGTCCCGCCTAATTTGTGCCTGTTGCTCAATTGTCAGTGCCGCGTTCATTTCCAGGTTGGCAACTGTGGCTTTCGTTTGAATTGCTTTGGCGTATTCGGTGTCAGTCATGCTTATTTGCCCACCAAAGTAGCACCAAACTAACGATTACTAACGTAGCAGTTGCGAGTGCCCAATATCCTAACAATTGCAACGGGGAAGAATTCCAAAGAAGTTCAAATATCTGTTTCATTTGTCTTCCTCCACCACATACCCGTCTAGCCACGCACGGGCAACCAAGTCTTGATGTTCTGCATATCTTCGCTGGTTAAAGTCATAAGTCCCAGGTGTAAGTTCTATCCAGTCTCGCACTTTTTCAGGTTGACGTTCATAGCAAAGCATGTCACCAACCGAAGTACCATCGCGTTTGCACTTTTCAATCCAATCAGCAACCGCCTTTGGTATCACCGGTAACTCGACATACTGTTGTTTGAATTCTTCATCAGCCATAACTTTAATCTCGTCTGCTTCATTAACAATCCAATCACCAATTTCAAACGAGACTTCATTATCATCTGGAAAGTCATCAGGTTCGGGATTAACATCGTCAATCAGTATTGAATAATAAGCTGGCTCACCTGTTAATGCATCAAGTAATGAGTCTGGCATAACTTCATAGCCAAATAGACTTGTCTGACTACCATCAAACTGTTCTGCCTCAATTGGCTGTTTGTGATAGAACTTCATTTGTCCGCCTCCAATAGTTCCGGGTTATCGTGTACGTTGCCAATGATCGTAAAGCGTTTGTTAACATGTAACATTTTGGGAACGTCAAAATTACTTGAATCAAAATCTTCTGGATATTCTGCCTTAATTCTCGTTAACACAACTCCAGTTGATGGCCAGATGGCAACCTTTCCGATAACATCTGTTTCTATACCCGGTTCACCGCCAATTGCGCCTAATGTGTCAGGATCATAAAAAGTTTGTCCATGTGTCTCATAATAATATTCTAAAATGTCACCCTCGTAGATTTCCTTACCGTTCACGTCTTTCAGGCCGGTAAACTGTTCAATTTTAAAATCACTTGCATCTAAGGCGTCAAAGGTCAACCCTTTCAATTCGTCATAGCCTCTAATCACCTTGCACTCGTTATCCCACGCTCTAAACTTAATCATCGTCGCCATCTCCTACATAAAATAACGCTCAAATAGATCATTTGGTATTAAGAATTGCTCACTATCACGGTCTTCGACAATCCGATCATTAAGTGAAACTGGCTGTCGTCTACACTGATTCTCCTTACCATAATTTGCTATGAATTCAAATCCCCATATATTAGTCCAAATCAACCCATGATATTGAAAGATTGCTTTCCAAGTGTTTCTTGGTCTATCTAGTTTTTTATCAAGCTTATCAGCAGTCTTAAACGCCTTCTGTACTTCATTACCCAATTCACTTGTAATCTTAATTACGTTAAATTCTGTTGGTTTAGCAACACATTTATCTAGTTTAATCATCGTCGCCATCTCCAATCATCTCTTGGAACTAGATAAGTCCAACGCTATCACAACCCATGCCACAACACTGATGAAAGCAACTCCATGCCAAAATCCGTCTAAGAAGTTCCCAATGATCATGACTAAAATAAATAAGGCTATCATGCCAATTCCGATTTTATTTCTAATACTCATTTTCAATCCTCCCCGAACGCCCGCTTATTAATGTTGTACGGCTCATATTCCTTGGCCAATTGCTTATTATCCTGTGCTTTAGCTTTGTTTGCTTTGGCGTGTAGCTTCATGCGCTGGTGCTTCCGTTTAATCGTTGAACGCTTCTTAGTGTGTTTAGGCATCTTCGTCCTCCGTAATGTAGTATTTGTTTTCGTCGATCGCGCGAATACGTCTATCCAGCCAAACGTTATTGTGCTTTAGCTCCCGAGACGTCCTAGTTTTAACCTGCTTGCCTTCCATGACTAATTTAATGGCATTATACTGGGTACGCGTAATCTCCGTGTAATCGCTTGATACGGCCTTAATTCCAGGCATCTTATGCAAGTTAGCTAGTTTGCTATTAGGCACGTTATCCATGCTGCCATATCTCGCTTCTAGCTTATGAATGACTTCCAGCTCTTTAAGCCAATTTTTGCTTGCCATAGGCTAACTTCTTTTCAAGCTCCTGTTCGTAATGATCATGTATCTCATTCGTACAATTTGGGCATGGTCCAAACGTAAACCCATAATTCCCAAGTGGTTGCTGAACAACTTTACTACCATGACATAATTCACAACTCATACACTTCTGACTCCTTCCATATTGTCAAACAGCAATTGACAGCTAGTATCCTTGGTATATAAACGATCAATTGTTTTGCCGTCGTACATACTTTCTAATTGCTTACGTGTGTTGTTAGTCGTAATGATGGTTATATGTTTGACTTCGTTATGATCAAAATCGCAACGCGCATTCGCCACTTGATACATCAGTGTCTGCAAATCTTTGTGTACTGGCTTGTAGAACCCTTTCTCAGTTGGCTTACCGCCTTCAGTACCAAAGTCGTCTAAAACTAAAACATCAACGTTTTGCATGTCTTTTAGAATGTATAGTAAACGTTGACGTACATCAGGCACGTTATCCATGCTGCCATATCTCGCTTCTAGCTTATGAATGACTTCCAGCTCTTTAAGCCAATTTTTGCTTGCCATAGGCTAACTTCTTTTCAAGCTCCTGTTCGTAATGATCATGTATCTCATTCGTACAATTTGGGCATGGTCCAAACGTAAACCCATAATTCCCAAGTGGTTGCTGAACAACTTTACTACCATGACATAATTCACAAAGAAGCGTTCAACGATTAAACGGAAGCACCAGCGCATGAAGCTACACGCCAAAGCAAACAAAGCTAAAGCACAGGATAATAA